AAGAACTAATGGGTAGTTTTTTGAAGATAGATAATCCGCTAACAAAATCTTCATGTGGTTGTGGAGAGAGTTTCAGTGTCTGATTATCCTCCAAAACAAATATTAGACAAAATAGAAAAGATAGAGAAGCAAATAAATCGCATTGAAAAGAAACTAGATGAACACATAGATTTAATTATGAGTGTATATAAACCACTCAAAAAACCACTCGATAAGTTTCGTGAATACTTCTAATCACTCATTATAATAAAAAAAAATCAAAAAAAAGGTGTTTCTTAACGAGTTGTTAATCGTATATTCAGACTAATGTAGTATCTTAATCCTAAATAATTACATTGAAGGTCCGCGGTCATAGACAACCGGCTTCATTGTTAAATATTAATATTAAACAATTAAGGAGCAAACCATGGCTTGGAATAAACCACAAATTACAGAGATCTCTGTAGGACTGGAAATTAATTCATATGCATGCGCAGAGAAGTAATTTCTTATAAGATAATGGGCGCGATCAGCGCCCATATTTTCAATAAATACAATTATGGCATATAGTAAACAACTCATTGATCATTATGAGAATCCTCGCAATGTCGGCTCAATGGACAAGCAGGATCCAAATGTAGGAACTGGATTAGTAGGAGCACCAGCTTGTGGTGATGTTATGAAACTACAAATTAAAGTTAATCCAGAGACTAAAGTAATTGAAGATGCTAAATTTAAAACATTTGGGTGTGGTTCAGCTATCGCATCCAGTTCACTAATAACCGAACTAGTAAAAGGAAAAGCTACAGATGAAGCAACGAAAATTAGGAATACTGACATTGCAACAACTTTGGCGTTACCACCAGTTAAGATCCATTGTTCTGTTCTTGCAGAAGATGCTATCAAAGCTGCGATTAAGGACTATGAAGTAAAATGTGGATGCAGTTCAGAAAAAAAATAGCTTGACTTTAAACTAAAAATCAGATACAATAAAAAATAAATATTAATGCGACTTTTAAGGAGGTTTTATGAGAAACTTAATACCACAATGGTTAATTGGTTTTGCATTTCTATATGTTGTACTACAAATTATAACATTAGAACTACCACAAAGAGAAGAGAGAGATGATGTAATGCCAAGACTTTTTAGTCATGGTAACATTGAAGATATTGTTAAACAAAATCAATTGTTATATGACGTCGATCTCAATAGATATAATATGCCACATGAAGATACAACTAAACAAGAGAGTGTTGTTTGTCTTGCTAAGAATGCTTATTTTGAAGCAAGAAATCAATCAGTACTTTCTCAAATAGCTGTAAGTCAAGTTGTTATGAATAGAGTACAAAGTCCTGACTTTCCTAATACAGTTTGTGGTGTTGTGTATGAAGCACAACTCAGTAAATGGTATAAAGAAAAGATGGATAAAGAAGTACCAATAAAACATAAATGCCAATTCAGTTGGTATTGTGATGGCAAAGCTGATATTATTACTGATGTTCAATCATATAAAATTGCATTAGCTGTTGCCCATCAAGTGCTTTCAAAGTATAGTATGCATGACGTTACTGATGGAGCTCTTTTTTATCACGCCTATTATGTTAAACCAAGATGGGCTAGAGAAAAGATCAAAACAGTAGTTCATGAAGATCATATTTTTTATAGAGAAAGGAACTAGATTTGAAAGCTGGTAAAGTATGGGGAGTTACCGAAGCTCTACTGCAGAACCCTGTGGTAGAGTTTCATAGAATTGAAGTTAACAAAGGTGGTGAGTGCAGTACCCATAAACATGCACATAAGTGGAATGGATTTTTTGTTGAAGAAGGTGAGTTGGAGATCCATGTATTTAAAAACGATTATGACTTAACCGACAAAACAATACTTGGTCCTGGTGATTTCATGTCAGTTAAACCAGGAGAGTATCATCTATTTAAAGCAAACAAAAATACAATCGCATTTGAGATTTATTGGCCCGAGCTTTTGTCTGAAGATATACAGAGGAAGAGTGTAGGGAAAATGAATGCATAACATAATGTCAACTTCTAAGTTCAGTAAAATTATTACTGAGATTGTAGAAGAAAAAGAAATAACTTATATGGATGCTATAATGGACTACTGTCATAAGAATGACTTAGAGATAGAAAGTGCAGCTAAACTTATAAATCAAAAGATTAAAAAAGAACTAAAGGAAGAAGCAATCACATTGAACTTTATGAAAGATGAAGAACATATATGAAGGATTTAATGCATATAAACTTTACTTAGCTGTTAAGAATCACTTTACTACAAATTATGATTTCTTTAAATACAACGGTAAAGTTAATGCAAAAGAAGATAGTTTTCTAAAGAGGAGAGATAAGTTTTTCTTTGCAAAACTTCAAAGAAAATATAATAACGATCAACTAAGAGACTTATTTGTTAGTAACTTTGCTGATGGAGAAGACTTTTGGATCGGAAATGTGTTGACTCAAAAAGCAGAGTCAGTATATACTGAATGGAAAGCAAGACAAATGAAGTTGTCTTATATATTAGAACAGGATCTAAAATTTTTATTAGATTATTATAATGAAAGGAATTTAGATTTTAATAGTTTATTTGTTATGGAAAATGGTCATCCTATATTATTACAATGTGTATTAAGAAATGATATATACGTTGAAACAATGATCATTATTGATAGAGTTTTAAATTATAGTCGAAGATGGAATAAAGTATTAGATGATCCAGTTTGGACTGAGTTTAAAAAGAGAATGGATAAGTATAGTCCATTTGTTCTGTTTGAAGCAGAGAAAGGTAAAAAAATATTAAGAAAGGTATTTGTAAAATGATATTGCCACACGTAACTTTTTATACAAGAGAAAGAGACGAGAGTATAGATGGTCCTAATCCTTACAAATGGGTTGAGAAAACCACTAATGATTTTTTTGGTAAAGGAAAATTTATTTTGTTCTCACTACCTGGTGCTTTCACACCAACTTGCTCAACATATCAACTTCCTAACTTTGAGAAGTTGTATAGTGAATTCAAATCACTTGGAATAAATGAAATCTATTGTATGTCAGTCAATGATGCATTTGTAATGAATTGTTGGGCTAAACATCAAGACATAAAAAGAGTAAAAATGATTCCAGATGGTAATGCAGAGTTTACTCATGGAGTAGATATGTTAGTACAAAAAAACAATCTTGGTTTTGGAATGAGATCTTGGAGATATGCTGCCATTATAGAAGATGGAGTTGTTGAAAAGCTATTGGTAGAACCAGGAAAAGATGATAACGTAGAAGATGATCCTTATGCTATTTCATCACCAGAGAATGTAATGAAGTATCTTAAAGGAGAAGAATATATAGAGGTAAGAAATGAATAATGAAGTAGAAGCATTTGTTGGAGAGTTAGCTGGCTTGAGAGCAAAAGTTAAAAAACAAAAACGAGTAATCGACGAACTAAAAACAGCACTCAATGAACAGAAACAACTGTTGACTGAGAATAAATAATAATATATAATAAGATTTTATATTATGAATAAAGTGGATAATTTTAATACATTGCAATACAAGGAGATACAATGTCACAATCATTTGCAGAGCTTAAACGCTCTTCACAGTCCAGTCTGGACGCACTATTAAAAGAAACAAACAAGTTAACATCTAGTACTCAAAAAGGTCAAGACGAACGTTTTTGGCAACCTGCTGTTGACTCTTCTGGTAACGGTACAGCTGTTATTAGATTCTTACCTGCATCTAAAGGAGAAGATATTCCTTGGGTTAGATTATTCAACCATGGCTTTCAAGGTCCTGGTGGATGGTATATTGAAAACTCATTAACTACTTTAGGTAAAGATGATCCTGTAACTAAACATAATAATATGTTATGGAACAGAGGTGATGATGCTGGTAAAGATCAAGCAAGAAAACAGAAAAGAAGATTACTATACATTAGTAATGTTTATATTGTTAAGGATCCAGCTAACCCAGAGAACGAAGGTCAAGTTAAATTATACAGATATGGTAAGAAAATATTTGATATGATTAATGATGCTATGAACCCTGAGTATGAAGATGATACACCAGTTAATCCATTTGACTTTTGGGAAGGTGCAAACTTTAGAATGTCAATTCGTAACTATCAAGGATATAGAAACTATGATAAGTCTCAGTTTGCTAAACCAAGTAAGTTAGATGAAGATGATTCTAAGATAGAACAAATCTGGGCAAGTCAATATTCTTTGAATGAGTTTATTGATCCAAGTAACTTCAAAACATATCAAGAGTTAGAAGCAAAGTTAAACAAAGTTCTAATGACTACTTCTGATGCTACTACAGCAGAAGATGTAGAACTTCAACCTGAACCTAGTCCTTCAGTAGCACCAGTTAAAGAAACTGTAGCTGCTGCTCAGACAGATGATGGTATGGATGATTTTAGAAAGATGTTAGACGACTAATTATGGTGCGTAGGTGCCGTGTTGTTGGAATAAAGAACTATCAGGATTTGTTGAGTTCATTCCAGCACCACCATCTCCGCCATAATAATTATTAGTTTGATTGTTTGTATTATTAGTACTACTGTTATCAGTTGTTGAATTATCTGTAGACGATCCTCCAATGTTAGAACTAACTATAGGAGCACTTATATCATCTAGTGTTTGACCTTCAACAACTTTACCATCAACCATTTTGGCTGTGGTCTCTAAACTTGTTTTACCAGCTCTTGCCAATTTAGCTTTATCAGCAAAAACTTGTTCTTGAAGTGCAATCTGTTCAGCAGTCATTGCTTCTTTACCTGTTAAACTTCCAAGTAGTTGTTGTTTACTTACTGATTCTTTTGCTAAATCTGCTATACCTAAACCAGCTTGATTTTGAACTTGCTGTTTAAACATTTCTAACTCTTTAGGAGTTAGTGTAGCTTGTAAATCCTTAGTTTTTTCAAAAACTTGTTCTGCTGTCGCACCTTCTGCTAACATTTTAGCAGTATCAATATCTTTAGTTTTTAAAGCTAATCCTTTAATTGCTCCTTCTTGCATTTTTGCATCTGCCTCTAGCTTCATCTTTTCTGTGAATTTTTTTCTTCTATCTAAATTTTCTTGAGCTATTTGTTTTGGTTTACCTTCAGGCATAGCATCTATTTTTGCTTGTTGTTCTGCTTCAATTTTTTCTCTACCAGCTACTCCACCTACTCCTGTAATATCTTTTTCAGCAGATGCTTGTTGTTTAGAAGCATCTTGAATCATTGATTTTGCAGCACCCTCTGAATCTTTACCAAACATTTTATCAGCTAACATATTACCAATTTTACCTAAACCTCTTAATGCACCTTCTATGAATTTGGGTATGTTCTCAAAAAAGTTTACTATTCCTCCAAAAATATTTTTAATAAAATCTTTAAAACTAAAATCTTTTAAAGCATCTGCTATACCTTTAAGTCCAATTTTATCTAATACAAATGCAAGAACACCTTTTAATAAATCTAAAGGTGCACCAATAAGACCTCCAAGTATATTACCTAGACCAGTTAATATACCATCTAAAATTCCTTTATCTTTGAATCCTTCCATAAAACCTGTTACACCATCAATGATAGCAAACAATGGTACTAATAATGTACCAATAACTGGTATTCTTGAAATAAACCTACCAATTGTTCCAACAAATTTTACAACTCCACCTAAACTCTTTAATGCAGTTGCAATTCCTCCACCTATACTTTTTGTTACATTAGCTATCGGAGCAAGAAAACCTTTAACACCATCTACAACTTTTTTAAATCCTAATAAAAATTTACCTAAAGCTCCACCCTGACCAAACGAAGCCTGCAATCTTAAAGTTTGTGGATTGAAACTTTTTATTCTATCAACAAAGTTTCCTATAGAAGTAAAAAATTTAGATATTATACCACCTTTGAAAAAACCTTGAACAGAAGTCTTAGCATTAGTGAGTAAAACTCTAACACTTTTACCTAAATCTGCCATCCTTAATAAAAATCTATCAAAGATACCAGCTTTACCAAAAATTCTTTGTAGTCTTATTTTTTTTAATCTTTCTCCAAACCTTGTAAATAAAAGTCTTAAACTTGCAAGTCCTTTTCCAATAGAAAGAAATGGTTTCTTTAGTGCCTTTGTTATTTTATTAAGATTAACTAAATTAACTAATCCTTGTAAAGTATTATTAAAACCTGTTAGATAACTTGCTAGAAGTCCAAAAGCTGCTAACCCAAGTAAATTTAATTTTTTTAAATCATCATCTTTTGCTTTTGCTCCTTCTGGTCCTTTTATTAAGTCTTTACCTCTATCAGTTTTACTTTCTGGATCAGGGGCCATTGATTTAATTAATGTTTGATTAAGATCTTTAATACCTTTTACCAAAGGTTTAAGAGCACTACCAAATGCTTTACCTAGATCACCCATTGAATCGTTATCAATATTGATCGATAGAGCTCCTCCTGGTCCTGTTTTTACTGGTGTTGGTAACATTACTTTCTCATCTTCATTTGCATATTTTCTTGTTCTATCCTAGCATTTTCCTTTTCAATCCATTGTACCAAAAGAGCAACGTATATGTCTCTTTCAAATGGTATTAGATTTTCAAGGTCGCTCAATGAGTATTTATGGTGTTGCATCAATGAAAAGTTTGTATGATAATAGTTTTCGAGCGAGTTGTATGCAACACTTATGAAAAAAAATCGAGAAGACCCTCTAAATTATATTTTACTTCTTCACCACACTTAGCACA